TTAGCCCTCGCGCGATAAGCGCGACTAATTACTTTGTCAATATGAGAAAATTATCTGAAAAAACGAAAAACTTAATAAAAAAAATAATCGATATTTTCGTGTCGATTGCAAAGTCAATAGCGCTGCTTATCGCGCTTATAAAATCGCACTTCGCTGATAAGCGATAGTGCGGCAACCTTGTTACTCTCCCGCGCACGCCTGTGCGCGGGATATTATATATATATAGCAATAGTATTACTTGATTATTATTGCCACTTGACACCCCCACACAAAAAAGAGGTGATATTATGTGTCTTAACCCGATTAGGAAAAATTTTGAAATTGAAGATAACAAGTTTGTTATCGATTGGCACTCGTCAGGCTCTGTGCAGGCAGGAAGCGTCATAGAATTGAGTTGCGGACAATGTATCGAGTGTTGTATCAACCGCTCTATAAATTGGGCTGTGCGCGCCGTTTTAGAGGCTCGTACGCATAAAGATAACTGTTTTATAACTTTGACGTATTCTAAAACTGACGGAGAGTTGCATAAGGATGATTTTCAAAAGTTTATGAAACGGCTTCGTAAGTCGATTTATCCAACGCAAATAAAATATATAATGTGTGGTGAGTATGGAAGTAAAGGAGGTCGTCCTCATTATCACGCTTTAATTTTTGGATGGAAGCCACAAGATTTAACGTATTTTTATACTTCTGGTGATTGTCCGTTGTATCAATCAAAAACAGTTGAAAAACTTTGGGGCAAAGGTTTTATAACTGTTGGTGAAATTACGTTTGATACTGCGTTATATACTTCGAAGTATCTTCAAAAATTTAATTGTATTCAAGATAAGTGTCAAAAGCCTTATAATTGTTTTAGCCATTATATTGGCTTGTCTGCGCTTCAATCTCTTAATTATGAAGTTGATGGCTTTTATATCCGCGGAAAAAAGTATTCTGTTCCACGTTATTACGATAAAAAGGCGATTGAACTCGGTATAATTACAAAGGATGAGTTAAGAGAGGTGCGAAAACACGTTTATAGATATAATTTACTTGATGAGTATGAACGAAGAATAAATAAAATTGAAGATTTTGAAAAAAATTATCAATATTCAGTTGACAGCCGCCTTGATGGTTTGATATTATAATATTAGAAAGTTTAGTATAATCTTTTTGGAGGTTTTTATGTATCGTGTTTTTTTTAAGGTTAATAACAAATATCATGTGTTTGATTTTTCTGATGAAAGTGAAGCATTAAAGTTCTTTAATTTTTCGAGAAAATTAAAAGAACGTACTGATGTAACTTATATTATTTTATAATGGAGGTGCTTATGAAGCAAAAAAAGCCTGTGTATCAACAAACGTTTGACTATCTCGTAACTGATTATGAGTGGGACGGAGTTCGCGAGTGTCTTGTCGAGAAACCTGTCAAGCGTGACCTTTTCGAGGAAATTCAAAGTAATAAAGATTGTGCTTTGGACGTTATCCTTGATAAGTTTGGCGGTTATCCGCCTATTCAGGACGGCAAAGTGCCTATTCAGGGCATAGTCGATCTTGATGCAAGTGAAAGAGGAAATGACCTCTTGAAAATGGCAAGTCTTATTGACACCGCTGAAATGTATCGTGAAAAGTACAATCTTCCGTTGTCTATGAGCGTTTCCGAGATTTACTATGCGATTGAGAAAACCGCTGCCGAAGTTAAGGAAATTGTCGATAATTCTTTGACTGATAAAGTCGAAGAAAAACCGACTGTAAAAGTGGAGGAAAAAAAGAATGAGAAGAAAGAGAATGTCGAAGAAAGCAAATAAGCGTAACTTTAGACGCACGGCAAGCCGTGTTTCTCGTAAAAATCTTGCCGCTCGCAATATGCGCGGTGGCTATAGGCTGTAAGGAGGTATAAAAAATGGTCTACGAACTTTATTCTATTTATGATAAAAAAGCGGGTATGTATTCTAACCCGCAAGTTGAAATCAATCAAGATTGTGCTCTGCGCCGTTTTGAGTTTATTCTTAAGCAATCAGCAAGTCAAGGAATTGAACCGACCGATTGCGAATTGTATAAAATCGGAACTTTTGACTGTGTCAAAGGTATGATTGATGCACTTGAAAAACCTCTTTTTGTGTGTGGGGGTGTAGTAAATGAGTAATAATTTTTCTACTGTACCTAATATAAATATTTCGCGTTCAAAGTTTACTGCGAGATACCATCATAAAACTTCTTTTAATATGGGAAAACTTATTCCTTTTGATGTTATTGAGGTTTTGCCTGGTGATACTTTTAAGTTAAAAATGAATGAAGTATGTCGTATTTCTTCCGCTCTTATACGTCCTATTATGGATAACTTGTTTTTGGACGTTTATTATTTCTTTGTTCCTAATCGTTTATCGTTTGATAAGTGGGCGCAAGTAATGGGCGAGAATACAAAAGGTCATTGGATACCTGCTAGTGAAGTAACTGTTCCTAGGGTTAATTTGGGTGAAGTAAAACAAGGAACTATTCCTGATTATTTTGGCTTACCTCTTGGTGTTTATGCTGGCAATACTTTAAAACACCCTAATGTTTCTATTTTACCTTTTAATGCTTATGCCTTGATTTGGAATGAGTATTTCAGGGATCAGAACAATCAAGATCCTGTTCAGATTATAAATACTTCTAAGCCTTTTGCAAATGCTGAGGCTTGGTCTCCTGTCAGTTATGTTAATGCATATCCTGCTCCTGTGTGTAAGTTGCATGATTATTTTACGTCAGCTTTACCTGCTCCGCAAAAAGGTGAGGCTGTAAAGTTTTCGCTTGTAGGTGATGCTCCTGTTGTTGATGGTGGTGGTGCAAATCTTTTTACTCTTAAAAACTATGGAAACGTTCCTTCTGGTTCTTCTGCTCTTGCGTTTGGTAACTTGGTTGGTCAACGTGACGTTGTTGGTTTAGTTCCGTCCGCTGGAACTACTTTGAGTGATGGTAATCTTAGTCCGCAGTTTTCTTTGAAAGCGCAAACTTCTGATATGACTGTTGCAAATGTAAACGATTTACGTTTTGCTTTCCAGCTTCAAAAAATGCTTGAAAAGGACGCACGAGGCGGAACACGTTATCGTGAGTATTTACAATCTCATTTCGGTGTAACGTCTCCTGATAGCCGTATGCAAGTTCCTGAATTCCTCGGTGGTGCAAGGCTTCCTGTTTCGATTGAGCAGGTCGAGCAGACTACTCCTGGTGAGGGTGAAAATACTGTTGGTCAGGTTGGTGCGTATTCTTTGTCGAATGGTCGAAGCGGTTTTACAAAAGGTTTTGTTGAGCACGGCTTTGTTATCGGGCTTTTGTGTGTACGTCAACATCATACTTATCAGCAAGGAATTGAAAAGTTTTGGACGAGAAATAAACGTACTGATTTTTATGATCCGGTTTTTGCTAATATAGGTGAGCAGCCGATTTATCAAAGTGAATTATTTTATGATAATTCTGATACTGCTGATTATTCTAATACTGTTTTTGGTTATCAAGAGGCTTGGGCAGATTATAGATATAGGCCGTCTCGTGTCTCGGGTGAGTTGCGATCTACTGCTACTAATACGATGGATATTTGGCACCTTGGTGATAAGTATGCAAATGCGCCTATTCTTGGCAGTCAGTTTTTATCTGAAACTACTGAATATCTTGATCGCGCACTTGCTGTTCCGTCTACGACTGCAAATCAGTTCATAATCGATATTTATACCGAAAATGAAATGATACGTCCTATGCCTGTTTATTCTGTGCCTGGTCTTATTGACCATCATTAAGAGGTGCTATTATGTCGCTTACTGCTTTTATGTTAGGTAGCGCTGCTCTTGGCTCTCTTGGCAATCTTGTTACGACAGGAATAAATTCTGCTCTCGCAAAGAAAGCGCGTCAGGAAGAGCAGAAGTTTAATGCGCAACAGGCAGAAATCGCTCGTCAATTCTCTGCTTTTGAGGCTGAAAAATCTCGTAGGTTTTCGGCAGAGCAGGCTCAACTCAACCGCGATTTTCAGGAACGTATGTCTAACACGGCATATCAAAGGGGTATTGCGGACTTAAAAGCGGCAGGACTTAACCCGGCGCTTGCGTATAACAACGCAGTCGCAAGCAGTCCTGCTGGCAGTGTCGGTCAGACTGCAATGGCTAACTCGGCGCAGGCTTCCGCTTCCGCTCCGTATGCAAAAATGAGTAGTACGCTTGGTCAAAACGCGTTGTCTGCTTTTCAGTCGTATCTCTCCTATTCGCTCGCGCAGGAAAAACTCGCTTATCTTTACAATCGTCCGTCCGTTAAGACGGTTTACGTAAAGCATAAATAGAAGCGCGGATGTTCGCACGCTCGGTATCACGTAGTTTAGGCAAAAACCTCACTTATATTTATTACTGTGTCAGTTCTACCGACCGAGCGAAGCGAAGGGAGTTAGCAAGCGTAGCGCGCGTAGCACTACTGTTCGCGCCTTTTTAGCCCTCGCGCGATAAGCGCGACTAATTACTTTGTCAATATGAGAAAATTATCTGAAAAAACGAAAAACTTAATAAAAAAAAT